GCCGTTAATGGTTGGGCTGGTCAATGTCTTGTTAGTCAGCGTCTGTGTGCCAGTGAGGGTGGTTACAGTGCTGTCTATAGCAAAGGTCACCGCATTGCCAGAGCCGCTGGTATCAATGCCCGTACCACCCGTGAAAGTCATAGTCTCACTGTCGAGGTCAATCGACAATGCACCGCCTGTATCAGCTTGGAAGTCCAAGTCCTGTGCAGTTACCTGACTGTCTACGTATGCCTTGATGGATTGTTGCGTAGCAAGATGACTTGCACTGTCAGAAGACATATCGTCTTCATCTTTAATGGAAGTTCCACTTATTGTACCATTGAGTACAGCACTTGTCAATGTTTTATTCGTAAGTGTCTGCGAACCCGCAAGCGTAGTTACAGTGCTGTCTATTGCCAGTGTTACTGTATTGCTAGTAGCACTGGAGTCAATACCCGTACCGCCAGCAACTGTCAGTGTTTCACTGTCAAGGTCAATAGCGATTGTCCCACTGTCTGTGGTAATGTCAAGGTCTTCTGCAGTAATCTGTGTATCTACGTAATCCTTGACTGCCGCAGATGTTGGCAGCGTAGTGTCATTGTCGTTTGAGCCAATACCCTCTGACTCCGTTACAATGGCACTAGCTTTGAAGTTGTCTACTTCAATGTTTGATACAGTATTGTTGTCTACATCAATGGTCTTGTTTGTTAGGGTCTGCGAACCGGTAAGAGTGGCTACGGTGCTATCAATAGCAAAAGTAACAGTATTCCCTGAACCGCTAGTATCAATGCCTGTGCCGCCAGTAAGCGTGAGACTCTCGCTGTCAAGGTCGATAGACAATGCTCCACCTGTGTCTGCGGCAAAGTCAAGGTCTTGTGCTGTGACTTGGCTGTCAACATACGCTTTGATAGACTGTTGTGTAGCCAGCGCAGCAGCACTGTCGGACGACATGTTATCTTCATCGAGAATATCCGTTACAGTTGTAGTCGGCATTGCAATGCTGTCTACATATGCAACACCGTCGATATACAGGTCTTTCCATTCAGCCCCAGATGCACCCAAGTCATGTGTATTGTCAGCGGAAGGAATAATGTTAGAGGCAACATCAGCCGTGATGGTCACTGTGTCACTAGCAGCATTACCAAGTGTAGTATTGCCATTGACAGTCAGGTTGGCAGTAATAGTGGCACTCTCGTCCACCTGCAGTGTGTCAATAGTTGCAGTGCCATCAAGGAACAGGTCTTTGAACTCAACACTGCTTGTACCCAAGTCAATGTCATTGTCAGTGACAGGTACGATTACGCCATCTTGAAAACGTACTTGCTCCGTTGTGCTGCCAGACACATCTACGAAAACACCAACCCGATTGTTAGTGTCATCGACTACAACTTTGTTGATTGGGGTAGTAACACCGGGGTCACCAATCAATCCGATGACCGGACCTTCGGCTGCTGTGCCATCATGTTTGTGTCCGCTGCTATTGTTAAACGCAGCAAGAAGCTGGTCAAACTCGTCGTTACTGTCGGACGCATTGATAACGTCGCCGTCAGTGTACGTTGACTGTCTAGTGTATCCTGCCATTAGCGTCTTGCTCCTGCATCAAATTCTAGCTGAAAGCCCTTGAGTGTGTATGGGAATGACTCAGCGTTATCTACCACCCGCATTGCCACAGCAAAGCCACTACCCTCTACAGGCTGTCTAACGAGTGGGTTAGATTGACCACCGTATGTGGCTGTCCCGTATACGCTGCTGCCGTACAAGGCTACAACAGTCGTACTGTCAAAGGGATATGCCGCTGGCCGTGCTGCATCAGGTGACTCATAGTCATATCGCAAGAACAGGTCTGAGTTAATTGTACCAGTTGGTGAGTAGTTGATAATCACTCGCTGGAAGTTCTTGCGAATACCGGCATCTCCCATTGTCATATCGGGTGAACGATATCGTCCTACAATGTTTGTGCCGTCAAATGTGTTGCCTTGTTCCTGCCTATACACATAGCCATCAAAGCCACCATGTATTACAAATGTTTCACCCTGAGTTGTAAAGAAGTCAGTGGATGAAGGCTGAATACCTTTTGTGGTGGCAAACTCAAAGCCCTGTTGTTTTCGTACCGCAATTATACCCTTCGTTGTGGCCTGTGTATCTGCTGTTGTATTTACACGGAACAAACGGTATTGTGTCTTGCCCGGTACTACGATGCTTTCAAACTCGTCTACGTCAGTGTCATCAAACAGTTCTTTGATATTCCCTGATATAGTTCCCAATTCAACGTCGTTAATTCTTTCAGTACCAGCCACTGTGCGAAGGCCGTCTCTGCCCAAGAATATGATATCTCCGGCAAGTTCTTGAACAGTGAAACCGTTAAGACATCCAATGTCTCTTGTAACTGGTTGTAATACAAAGTCTGCAATGGTGTTTCCTGTCAGCCTGTATATGCGTTCTTCACCAAAGATAATCAGTTCATTACGAAACGGAAACAGTGCTGTTACTTCACTGTCAATCCGAAGACTACCGGCACCATTGGCTGCACTAAAATCGCTGTCAGTAAATGGTGCGGTGAAGATAATCTCTTCTTTGTTAGCACTATGCCCTGCAAAAAACAGCGCATCTTTGAAGCCGGTTACAAACTTTGGATTGGCTGGTGCGCCTGTAGCGTTCAGGTCTGTTACTGTAGTTCCGTTATATTTCGTAGCATGGTTAGCACCGTCTGCCCAAACAATATGTTCTGTGCCACCTAGATTATAACGATGATGTGTATATTTACCAGCACTTGTACGCCCTGTGTCAATCTCTGTCCAGCTACCTGTCGTACCGGCTGTGAATACTTTTTCACCTCGTGCTGCAATAACCTTATTATTGAAGTATGCAGACATCAATACCTTTTCAGTAGAACTGGCAGTCTGCGGAACAATATTGCTATTCCATTTTAGGTAGCCGTTAATACGTCTGTATCCACCACGTGTATCCGGCTCAAAGTTTTCTAGTTCAAGAGCCATGCCGGGTTGCATCTTAAATGTAGGCTGGTCAAGAACAAGTCCACCTTCACACGCAAACACATAAGGGCTAAGTTGTGCTTCATCAGCCATGTGTTAGCCTCCCGTTGGAAATACCGAAGTACCGTACCGTTGTGATTGCGGAATATATGTAGAACGCACGTAGCTATAGTTCCGGTTAATAAACAAACTCTGCATATGCTTGATGCCCTCTTCAAATCGGGCAAAGTTAATGCCGTACTGCTGCGCCTCACCACGGTACTGATAACCGTAGGCAGTTGCACCATCCACGATTACCTGACGAAACTGTTCAGGAATTGTAGGTACATCAGTAGCTGCACTCAACGCAGTAGGCTTTACATATGCGTCATACTTAAGTGTGTATGCTTTATCTGGGTAAGGGTACAGCCCGTAGTTGTTGTCAGGTGTACGGAATACGTACAGGGGAACTGCACCAATATCTGATGTACTCTCTTGGTCGATGTGCCTATCGACATACTGGTTATAGTCCATGATGCGCAGCGTTGTACCCGCTACACCAAGAGAGTCATCCTTGGAAATACGAAAGGTTTCGTAGTCCACATTGTAAATTGTAGCACCAATTGAGTAACGTGTGGTGCCAGCCACAAGCGTTTCAGTTTGTTCTTCGTGGCTAAATGACCACCCAAACTCACGCTGAAAAATATAATTGATGGCATCATTCACAGCATTCTTACACTGTGTTTGAAATCCACGAGAAGTGCCAAAGTTAGAACTCGTCAATGGAACTTCATTGAAACGAGCCAACACTTCATTCGTGATATCAAGATATGTATATGCCATCTGAAATCCTTAAAGAGAAATGAGAGGGCCGGTGTCAAGCCAGCCCCCTCATATTAGTTAGGCAAGAGTGTCACGGTCTACTTCGTCAGCAGCCATGTCACCAAGGTCGTCACAATCCATCAGGATTGCGTAGACCCGCACCTTACCGGCAGTGGTTGTGCCAGTCATTGCTTGCAGGGTAACATCGAGGTTATCTGCAGTGCCACCGATTACTACAGGGGCAGTAGTTGCCATTGTAGCATAGTCGCCTACGGATGCGCCGTCGAAGTCAAACCCGTCAACAAAGTTAGCACCACCACCGATACCAAGGTCAAATGCAGTGTTGGTGGAAGTACCAGCATGTGCTTCAGTAACTTCCATACCTGCACCAAGGATGACGGTGTTAGCCGGGATGGTCAGTACCGGAATTACGTCGGCAGCGGCAAGGGCAGAACCCTTGTCAGTTGCGGCCTGTGCAAAGTCCAGAGTACCTTGAACCATGTAAGGATTGCGACCACGCTGCGAGTTGCCACGTGCTGCAGTCAGGGTGTTATCACCAAGAGCCATATCTCAATCCCCCCTTAAGCCAGATGGTATTTGGCGTTAACAAGTGCTTCAGGACGAAGAATCTTGCGGCCATACAGGTGCATACCACGAACAATGTCAGCAAAGCTGTCAGGGTCACGGTAGGTTTCGGTCTTGTTAATCTGCTCTGCAGTTGCAACAGCAGAAGAATGACCGGCAACAATCACACCGAAGTTGGTGGACGAGTTCGCACCAGTGAAGGACGGACCAGTACCAACGGCAGGAAGATTGTTGGACGAGTAGACGGTGAAGCCATGAATGTTGTTGGAAACAACGCCATTCTGCAGACCCGAACCACCGAAGTCAGCGTCGAACAGACGAGAGTCTTCGTCTTTCAGGACTTCCATGAACACGGGGTCAAGTACAAGCCAGCGACCCTGAGTGTCTACATTCTGCTGGTCGAGCAGACGGGACATACGGGCGATAACCTGCAGCGGGTTAGCGTCACCAGCATCAGTCGGAGCAGCACCTGCGCCGGTACGTGGCAGGATAGCAATAGCATCCCCTGCAGAACCGGAGTTAAAGTCAGATGCGTCCAGCTTCATGCTTGCAAGCAGTTCGTCAGTTGCAGAACCAACAGCATTGGTGCCGTTGACTACATCGTTGACAGTATCGGCAGTTCCATGAAGTGCCGACTGCTTGTAACCAGACAGATAACCAAGAACGTCTTGGTCAAACTGGTCAGCGAGGCGGTAAGCCGCACGGTCAGAGGCGAGGCTCTGGAAGTTAACGTGCGAGTGTGCCTCTTCAATGTCATCAACCTTGAATGCAAAGTAGTTAGCTTTGTCAATGGTCAGGCTGAAGTCTTCGTCGTCAAGGTCTTGCGGTGTGATGGTCGTACCACGGGCGTAAGCCTTAACAGTGATTTCGGGTTCCTTGATAATCTTAACGGAATCACCCAT